AGCCGGCGCAGCAAGAAACACCAGGCGGCGGCCGGCAAGATATGGTGGTCGGACGGCCCCGGCGGCAACAAGCCGCTGGTCGACCTGGCGACGGGCATTGCCTACGGGCATACCCATGGCGTCGGCAAGAAAAACAACCTGCCGCGCGGCGTCTGGGTCAGGCAGGGCCGCGACCTGCACCTGGTGCTGGCGGCGGTGGGCCGGGCGCCGAGCTACCGGCAGATATTCGACCTCGACCGCATCGCGCGCGAAACCGTCGACGCCCATTTCAATCGCGAATTCCGCAAGGCGATGCGCGATGCGCTGGCCACCCGCGGCAAGCTGGGCGAGGGCGCCACGCGCGCCGACCGGAAGGCCGACTGGCGAACGAGGGCGGGCGCATGAGTTCCTGGGTCAATTACGACGACGTCCTGTCGCAACTGTCCGGCGCCCACCTGGACCTGCGCGAGGATTCCCGGCACCGGCCGCTCACCTTCGACGGACAGATCCAGCGCTGGCTGGTGATGGGCGAGGACAAGGAATATCGCGGCTGGACGCGCCTGCGCGAGTGGACGTCGGCCGCCGGCCACACCTACATCGTCGGCGCCTATGGCGTCTGGCGCGGAGCGGACGACGGCTACACCAAGATCGAGATGCCCAGGCGCGACAAGGACGCCGCGCGGCCCGCGCTCACCGAGGCCGATGTCGCCGCGATCCGCGAGGCGCAGAAAGCCGCCGCCAAGGCCACCGCCGACCAGCGCAAGGCCGAGGCGAAACAGGCCGCGCGCTGGGCCGCCCAGGTCTGGGCGCACGCCACGCCGGCCGCCGGTCACGAATACCTCGAGCGCAAGCGCATCGGCGCCCATGGCGCCCGCATCATGGGCGAGATCGGCGAACTGCGCCTGCCCGGCATCGACGAATCCAACCTCTACCGCCTGCAGCAGGCCGGCGGCGCCCTGGTGGTGCCCATGCACGACGAGCATGGCAACGTCTGCGGCATCCAGTTCATCTACCCCAAGGGCCACGCCCGCGCCAAGAAGATCGAGCGAGACAAGGAATTCTGGCCTTCCGGCATGGCCATGGGCGGCACCTTCGGGCTCATCGGCCCGCTGCGCCGCAACGGCGTGTTGCTGGTGGCGGAAGGATTCGCCACGGCGGCCAGCCTGCACGAGTCGAGCGGACATTCCGTCGCCTATGCCTTCAGCGCCAACAATCTGGCCAAGGCCGGCAAGCTGATCCGCAAGACCTGCAAGGCCGTCCGGCTGCTGTTCTGCGCCGATGACGACTACCTCACCGAGGGCAACCCGGGCGTCACGCATGCCGCCGCCGCCTGCGCCGAGATCGAGCAGAGCGCCTGGGTCAAGCCTGACTTTTCGGGCGAAGACGGCGGCGATCTGCGCGGCGACCGCAAGTTAACCGACTTTAATGACCTTTTCATATTGACGGGGCTGCCCCTCGTTCTGGCCCGCCAGATCAACGATTGCCTCGATGCGCTCGAATGGCGCGAGGCGGGCGGCGTCGGGCGCGGGAATTCAGACGGGGGAGCGGGGGGCTCGGCGGGCGGCGAAGCCGGCGGCAACGGGCGCAAGCGCGCGCTGTCCGTCATGCCCGTGGATGACCTGGTCGCCCGCTATGTGCCCCTCGACGACGGCACCGGCAAATACGTCTTCGACACCTGGACCAACAAGATCGCCACGCGCGAACAGATGATCGCCCTGTTGCCCGCCGGCCAGCGCGCCGACGACATCAAGCGGCATCCCGTCTGGATCGAGCGCGGCGCCTATTACCTCGACGAGGTCGGCTTCGACCCCTCCGGCAAGGATTCCGCCGTCCGCCTCAACACCTGGCGCGGCTGGCCAATGGTCGCCAAGGCCGGCAAGTGCGACCGCCTGATCGAGCTGCTCGAATACTTCTGCGGCGGCGAGGATAACGCCCGCGAAGTGTTCCGCTGGGTGCTGCGCTGGATGGCCTACCCGTTGCAATTCCCGGGCGCCAAGATGCAATCGGCCATCATCCTGCACGGCCCGCAGGGCACCGGCAAATCGACCGTCTTCCAGGCCCTGGCCAAAATCTACGGCGACTATTCCGTGGTGCTCAACCAGCGCGGCCTGGAAGACAAGTTCAATTCCGACTGGTCCGACTCCAAGTTGTTCATCCTGGCCGAGGAAGTCGTCACGCGCGCCGAGATGTGGCATATCAAGAACGAACTCAAGGAGCTGGTCACCGGCGAATGGGTGCGCGTCAATCCCAAGGGCATTGCCGCCTACCGGCAGCGCAACCAGATCAACATCGTCTTTTCCTCGAACGAACACCAGCCGCTGCCCATCGAGAACGACGACCGCCGGCACTGCGTCATCTGGACGCCGGACCCGGTCGGCCGCGAATTCTATGAGGAAGTGCGCGAGGAAATCGCCAACGGCGGCATCGAAGCCTTCTATCACCACCTGCTCAACCTCGACCTCGGCGACTTCAAGCCCTGGACCGCGCCACCCATGACCGACGCCAAGAAGCGGCTCATCCTGTTGTCGCTGCCGTCCGAGCACCGCTTCGTCAACGACTGGGCCGAAGGCGACACCGAATGGCCGCTGGTGCCCTGCCTGGCCAGCGACCTGTATGCCGCCTACCTGCGCTGGTGCCGGCTCAACGGCGAACAGCGGCCCCGGCCGTCCAACCAGTTCCACGGCTTCGTCGCCCGCCTCACCGGATGGGCCAAGAAGAAGTGCCGCGTCCACGCCGACATGACCTTCCACGGACCGGCCGCGGGCAGGCCCATGATCCTGCCGCCGGACCATCTGCTGGCCACCGTCGGCAAGGCCAAGCCCGAGGGCGAGTCGATCGCGCACTGGCTTACGCAGTGCTACATCGAATTCCAGCAGGCGCTCAACAAACGGGAGGACCGATGGGCCGCATGATGCCGCCGCGCAGCGCGCGTTCCGGGTATGGCGCCGGCACGTTCCGGGTACCCGGAACGCCAAACACCCAGACGGGATCGGCACGTTCCGGGTGTTCCGGGTGTTCCGGCACAACGCGCCCGCGCGCGTATGCGCATGATCTCGATTTTTTCACGCGCGCATACAACACTCCCACGCGCGTACACGGGGGAACATACGGAACACCCGGAACAGCCGCATGGTTGAGCGGCAAATCACGTTCCGGGTACCCGGAACGCCCTCGCCCGAACCCGGAACGCCACTTTTGGGGGCAGCCATGAACCTCGCCAGCAAAGCCGAATTCGCCGGCATCATGGGCTGGTCGCGGGCGTATGTGTCGCAACTGGCGGGCGAAGGCCGGCTCGTGCTGGTCGATGGCCTGGTTGATGTCGAGGCCAGCCGGGCCCGGGTCGAGGCCACCGCCGCCGGATCGCATCCGGGCGTGGCCGCCCGCCACCAGCAGGAACGCGCCGCCCGCCGCGCCGGCGGGGCCTCTGGCGCGATTTCAGGGGCGGGCGAAGGGGTAGGGCAGGGCGAGGGCGAAAAAAACGCGCCAGAGGCTGATTCCGCGACCGGCGGCAAGGACCAGGGGCGGCTCATGGTGCGCAAGATGCGCGAAATGCTCATGCGCGACGACCGGCTCATCGACCTGGGCCTGCTGCGCGGCGAACTCATGCCGCGCGGCGACATGAACCACCTCTGGCACGGCATGGGCGTCTCGCTGCGCGCCGGCATGGAGGCCATGATCGAGCGCCTGGCGCCGCGCCCGGCCGCCTGCGGCGACCGCGCGGCCGTGGCCGACGAGATCCGGCGGGCCATGATGGGCGAGCGCCGGCGGGCCAAGCGGCTGATGGTGTCGAGTTTGAAGCAGACGAGGGAGGTGTAATGCAGCTATCGATACTATCTTCGGCGGGACACCCTGCCAGTCATTCAGCGTCTCAGGACTGCGGAATCGGCGCTGGCGGGCCGGCATCATGAGGCGGCTATACCTTCTTGTTAGGAGCAGCGTCAGTCCGTTTGTCCGGGCACATGAAGGCAGGCGCTGCCACGGTGAGGATCATTTGTATCGCAGTGATTGCGTGATCTTCTACACAAATGGCCGGCTGGCTTGCGGTCCGCGCGTACTGGAAGTCGGGCAGCGCCGCCGCGCATGGCGGTGTCGGTATAACCGCAGGGTTCCGCCGGCGCCGAAGTCACGGCGGTTCAGCTATTTCGTCAGCGGTCATCGGGGTTTGCCGTTCTAACCATGAACGCGCGATTGGACGCCATCCCGCTGGCCACGGCCCGGCTCGAACGCGAGAAGGTCGAGCTGGCCATCGAGCGCTCGAAGCTGGTGTCGAGTTTGAAGCAGACGAGGGAGGGGTAATGAACCATCTCCCGATACCGCGCCACGCGGATCGTGGCATTTGATGGTGAGGCTACTCATGAAAACAGAAGCACATAGCATCTCTAGCCAGAACACGCAGATGTCGGCGGCCTTCGCGGCCGCGCAAAAAATGCGGCGCGACCATGGTGACAGGAGTTATTCGATCCGCGATATTGTTTCCGGCATGCTGGTCAAGGCTGAAGATGGCCGCACGGTCACGATATCGCCGGGAATCGCCCGCAGGATCATCGACGAAGCAAACTTCCCCTCGCAGCGGAGGATCACCGAGGACCGCTTGTATGACCAAAAGCGCAGCATCGCCGATGGAACATGGAACCCGCACCATGTCATTCATTTCGTCCGCCTCGAGGATGGCGCGTTCTGGCTGGTGAATGGGCAGACGCGCCTGACGGCCATTGCCGAATGCGGCACCCCGCAGAAAATCGGCATCATCATCCAGCGCGTCAAGGACGAGCACGAGGCGCGCAGGGTATATACGGAATTCGACAAGTCGACGGCCGTGCGCACCACGGAGCAGTTGATGAACGCATCCGGCGTGGCCACCGAGCACGGGCTGCCCAAGCAACTCGCAACCTACCTGTTCTCGGCGGTGGGCATCATCAACAACGGCATGCGGGTGCCGACGGGCAGCATCAATAACCAGCAGTCCGTGGCGGCCCGCAACACCGCCAACAAACTGAGATGGGTCGGCGAATGGGCGCGGGAAGCCGCGCTGTTCCGGGACGACATCAGCGACGCCATGCCCAACATGCGCAGGTCTCTGATGCGGGGCGGGACGATGGCCGTCGCTATTCTGACCTACCGCCACCAAGAGGCGAGGGCCCATGAGTTCTGGCGAGGCGTGGCGGAGGGGGTGAATCTGAAGAAAAACGATCCGCGCCTGGCGCTGGCGCGGGACATCGACAACAGGAACAACGCCATTGGAATGGGCAACGTCTCCGTGCAGCAGTCCGCACTGGCATGGAATGCGTTCGTGCAGGGGCGCGAACTCAAGATCATCAAGGTCACTGATGACTGGCGCCTGTACATCGCCGGCACGCCTTACGGGAAGGCAGGCAAATGAACCCGGTGCGGTTGGACATGATCGAAACCCAGGACGGCGCGCGCCCGCTGGTGGAGCCGGCCATCGCGGCGCTGGCGGAAAGCATCGAGCGGCTGGGCTTGTTGCAGCCGGTGATCGTGCAGGAGACGAAGATTCTGCGCGGCGGCATCTTTGTCGGCGGCTACCGGCTGATTGCCGGCCGTCACCGCGTCGAGGCCTGCCGCCGGCTCGGTTGGCAGACGATCGACGCCATCGAACTCGGCGATGAAGTCGGCTATCTCGAAAAGGAACTGATCGAGATCGACGAAAACCTCTGCCGGGCCGAACTCACCCCGGCACAACGAGCATCCGCCATCAAGCGCCGCAAGCAGATCTGGGAGGCGCTGCATCCGGAGGGGGTTTCGGGACAAATTGTCCCGAAACCTCAAGGCGGTCGCCCGACAGAGTTCGCTACTGAAACCGCAGCGGTAAGTGGCGAGACGAAGCGCGACATCAACCGCCACCTCTCACGCGCTGAAGCCCTGGGCGACGATCTGGCGAAGGTTGCCGGCACGTCGCTCGACAAGGGCGTCGAACTGGATGCGCTCAAGGCCATGCCCGCCGCGGAACGCGCGCCGCTGATCGAGCGGGCGCGCGCCGGCGAGCAGGTCACGGCGCGCCCGCCGGCCGCGCGCATCAGCCTGTCGATCGAGTATTACCAGGTCGAGGATGGCGCGGTGGCGATTGCCAGCCAGTTGATTCGGCGCGACCGCGCGCTTGCGGTCGCGCTGGTCGATCAGCTCGAGTCACAACTCGGGAGGGCGCGATGAATGCGGCCAGCATGAAGTTGCACGAGCAGTTGCTGCGCCTGGCCAAGGGCGTGCTGAAGGCCTGGGAAGAGTGGATCGAGGCGCAGAAGCGCCGGGAATGACACGACCGCGCCGGCCGGAAGCCGGCATTGAACAGCCCATCCGGGCTCGCATTTCGGCCGCTCGCGCAAGCGACCCGCCAAGGCAGCCTCCCCGGTCACACGGAGAATCATGCCTTGAACGCGCGATTGGACGCCATCCCGCTGGCCACGGCCCGGCTCGAACGCGAGAAGGTCGAGCTGGCCATCGAGCGCTCGAAGCTGGAGGCGCGCAAGGCGGCGGTGGTGCGGGTGGCGGACGCGGTGGGCGACGGCCTGGCGTTGCGGCGCCTGCTGGCCGAGCGCTTCGCGGCGCTGGAGGCGGAACTGTGCGCGGACCTGGCGCCTGGCGAGGATGAGTGGCGGGCGCACGCGATCCTGACCGATGCGGTGCAGCGCTTTCTGCACGGTGTGGCCGACGCCGTCGCGACCGGCGGCGCCGGGCACCAGAAGGCGCTGGCGGCGGGCCTGCGGCCCCGGCGCACGCTGACGGTGTCGGAATGGGCGGACGCCAAGCGGGTGCTGAAGACGGGCACGGCGAACCCCGGCCCGTGGCACACCTCGCTGGTGCCCTACCTGCGCGAGATCATGGACGGCCTGTCGGCGCATTCGCCGGTGCAGCGCGTGGTGTTCATGAAGTCGGCGCAGGTCGGCGGCACCGAGGCGGCGATCAACTGGCTGGGGTATGTGATCGAGCATGCGCCGGCCGAAATGCTGATGGTGATGCCGACGCTTGAGCTGATGGACCGCTTCGTCAAGCGGCGCCTGAACCGGCTGATCGAGGAAACCGACGCGGTGGCGGCGGTGGTGAAGGGCAACACCAAGCGCGACGCCTCGAACTCGCTGGGGTTGAAGGTGTTCGCCGGCGGATCGCTGATCATGGCGGGCGCCAATTCGCCGAACTCGCTGCGTTCCGACGCGGTGCGTTACACCATCTGCGACGAGGTCGATGGCTTCGAGTGGGAAGTGGGGCAGGAGGGCGACCCGCTGTCGCTGATCGAAAACCGGATGCGCACCTACGCGCGGCGCAAGCTGTTCATGGTGTCGACGCCGACCATCAAGGGCTATTCGCGCATCGAGCAGGAGTATCAGCGCAGCGACATGCGCCGCTACCATGTGCCGTGCCCGCACTGCGGCGAGCCGCAGCATCTGAAGTGGAAGAACCTGAAGTGGAAGACGGCGCTGCCATCGGCCCGCGCCGTGCCGGGCGTGACGGAGCGCAAGCTGGTCACGGCCGTGTGGTACGAATGCGAGCACTGCGGCGCCAGCATCGAAGAATTCCACAAGCCGGCCATGCTGGCCGGCGGGCGCTGGATCGCCGAGGCGCCCGACGCCAAGGCGCGCGGCTACCACATCAATGCCCTGTATTCGCCGATCGGCATGGGCCTGCGCTGGCCGGAACTGGCGCAGAAGTGGCTCGACGTGCAGGGCGACCTGGGCGAACTCAAGACCTTCGTCAATACCTACCTGGGCGAAACCTGGGAGGACCCGACGCGCAAGAAAACCGACGCGCGCGAGCTGGCCACGCGGGCCGAGCCCTACAAGCTGCGCACCGTGCCGCCGGGCTGCCTGCGCATCACCGTCGGCATCGACGTGCAGGACAACCGGCTGGCGGTGCAGTACCTGGGCCACGGGCGCGGCAAGAAGTGGTGGGTGCTGGACTGGCTGGAACTGCCGGGCGACCCCGGCCGCGACCAGCTCTGGCACGACCTGGCGGCGCTGCTGGAAACGCCGCTGCGCAACACGTTCGGCATCGACATGCTGCCGGCGGCGGCGGCGATCGACATCGGCGGCCACCACGCCGACGACGTGAAGGCATTCACGATCTCCGGCAAGCTGCGCTTCGCCGTCATGGCGGTCAAGGGCGCCAGCCGGCGCCTGCATGCGGTGCTGCCGCGCCGGCCCGAGAAAAAGGAATTCACCCATCGCGGCCGCACCATCAAGCGCGGCGCCGAGGTGTGGGAAGTGGGCACCGAGCATGCCAAGGACCGCTGCTACAACGACCTGGCCGGCGACCGCGAACTGGCGACCGATGAGCGGCGCGCGCACTTTTCCGACGAACTCGACGACCAGTATTTCGACCAACTCACCAGCGAGGTTTATAACCCGGTGAAGAACCGCTACGAGTGCAAGAAGGGCCGGCGCAACGAGGCGCTCGACACCTGGGTCTACGCCTGGGCGGCGGCGCACCATCCGCTGCTGCGCATCGACAAGATGCGCGACCCGGACTGGGAGCGGCTGGCGCTGGCGCTGGAGCCGCCTCCGGCGGCGAAAGTCAGCGGCGGCGACACGCCGGCGGCGCCAGGGCAGGCGGCCAGGCCGGCGCCAGCGGCCGACCATGGATTCGGCCGTGATGGGTGGAGCCTGTGAGCGAACGCAACGACGCCGCCGTCGAGCGCTTGCGCGAGGAGATGGTGGAGATCATCGGCCGGCGCATCGGGCTCAAGGAAAGCGTGGCCCGGCCGCTGGCGGAAGAGGTGGTCGAGGCGCTGCGCGAGCACTACGGCGCCCGCGCGCCCTACATTCCGGCGCGCAGCAAGAAAGAGGAACGCGCCGCCATCATCGCCGCCTTCAACGGCCGCAACCGGGCCGAGGTCTGCCGCAAGTTCGGCATCAGCCGGGCGACGTTCTATCGCT